TGCGCGGATTTTTCCGCGCATGTTCTAACAAGTTGTAAGATGACTATCTTGCTATTTGGATCCTTCTAAGGAATAGCATTTATTGAGTACTTCGTACCTGTTGCATTAATCCTTAAATGGATGTGTTAATGGCCTCGAAAAAGTATTCTTTGAATGTACGTGATCGTACCTTGACGTTTAATCCGTCAACTTGTTAGCTTATGTGTGCTCAAATGAAGAGCATTTTGTTTCTAATGCGCTGTGAAAGCGCTTAACAAATATTCACCCCCCCCTATATGTTTTATAGAGTTTAGGTCTACAGAATTCCTTCAAATTCTGAATTTGGGAGTTTCCATTGAAACTCCCACAACGGCTATTTTATTCTAGTGTGTGCCGTTAAACACACTAAAGAGAGAGACAAGAGTCTCTCTGTTGGTTTTTATTAATACTTGCGACCAACTCAAAGTAATGAACATATCGTCCTTGTTCATTGCCTCGATTAGCGATGTATGCTTTTCAGAAGCTTATCTGAATCACGATTACCGCGTGTGATTATTAATCATGTGTTATTATCTTGACGCCATGCCCCATGGAATTGCCGACGAACTGGCAGTTTTATATGGAGCCTCTGAGTTAATAGAGAAACCTAATTGACCAAAAATCCCTTGTGAGCAAGTGCATGAGCACTGTAAGAGAGGAAGTCCCCCTCACATTGAAACGTTCAAGCCCTATTGAAGGTAAGGCTCTAAATAGATCGTGGACCTCTGTCCGACACTTATGCTGAACTATTTTTTCAACCCAAGTGTCCCAAACCAGCTGTGTACAGCAATTAAGAATGAAGCCGAAGATTTTTCCGGCACCCCCCAAACACCTCTGTTTGCTCCTCGTGAGTATCAAGTGTACACTGCTGTCTCTCATTGTGAGAGTCAGCTATTTTCTGGTGAATTACAATCCGAAGAAGATGAGGGACAGTACCCCATCCTGGATTTTAATCACATTTTTGCAATGCTACCACCCTCGCAGAACCGTAGTCGGTTCCCCGAAGCGCAATGGTTACCTTCAGATCTTGGATTTGAAGAAGAAGAAGATGATCCTTCTTTCAAGGCTGGTGGCACGCCTTTATCAAGTATCGACATGAACTTGGTTGAAACCACCATGATCTTTGTGCGTCAGATTTGGCGCTCTAGAGATTATGAGGATTTTGGAATTGCAGTTTTGCAGTTTCTTAAGTCCTACACGGGAAAATCCGTGTGCAGCATGTTTGGAGCTGTGGTGTTAAAAGTCACCGAAATGTTCAAACAATGTCGCTCGAAGTTGCAGAGTGACGATGAGGAGAATCCTTTCTCCAAGATGAGAGAGTTGATGGCTAAGGCCACTGCTCTCACGCAACACCCCCTGCTTCTGAAGATGAAGCGAATCCTTTGGTATGTTTTATCATTTGGTACGCTTATGAAGATGGGTATCTCATTCGATACCTTCTTCTATTCGAAAGCAGAAGAGGAGGCACTGACGAAACAGTGTTCTTCTAAGGGAAGTTTTCTCTTTGCCGTTTTTGATGGTTTTGCAGCTCTCTTTGAGAGATTGCTGGACTGTTATAGAACCGGTAGTTGGAGTCCTCTTCTTGCGAGTGGTACTTCCTACTCGAAGTGGTCAGATACCGTGTACGAACTTAGGGTTCAGTCACAACAGTTGGCCAACCCAGAAGCCTGTGGTTTTACATATCACGGTTTCTTGGGTAAAATGGAAGAAGCATTGGAGCAAGGTCGCGCCATTGTCAAGTATGAGACTGACAAGTCCGTTGCTAACGGAATGAAGAAGTTACTTTCAGAGCTTGAAATGATCAAAGCCACAGAATGCACCAAGAAAGCAGCGCGTGCGTCGAGAGATGCACCTTTTTCATTGCTTTACTTTGGTGGTTCTAGTTTGGCTAAGACCACACTCCAAGACCTCACACACTCGCACTTTGCTAAAACCCACGGTTTACCCGAGGGAGATGAGTACAAGTACACGCGTACATGCCAGGATGAATTTTTCTCTGGTTTCAATACGCAGATGTGGAGTATCATTGTTGATGATATTGCGAATTTGAATCCAAATTTAGGTTTGGACCCTTCAATGAGTGAGGTGCTACAGATCCGGAACAACGCACCATTTTGTCCACCCCAAGCCGATCTGGCTGATAAGGGAAAGACACCTATGATGTGCAAGTTCTTTCAAGCATCGACCAACACCAAGGACTTGAACGCACACGCGTATTATAACAATACTCTTGCAATCATGCGCCGCTGGAACTTTATCGTGACAGTGACACTGAAAGCAGAGTTTGCTCAAGTGGTGAATGGAGTCGTGCCTGAGAAAGAGGCGCGTATGCTTGATGGATCAAAGGCCGTCCTCCCCGAGAATGGGGAGTATCCAGACATGTGGGAGTTCCACGTGGAGAAGGTCGTTGCAGACATGGATATGTCTAGCAAGAAGCAACGGGCTGCTTTTGAGCCCGTATTGACAACAGACTCGATTTATGAGTATTTGGCGTTTGTTTCCAGGGAATCTGTGATTTTCAAGAAGCAGCAAGCTCAAATTAAGGCTGGTGCCGCCATCTTCAAAGAGGTGGTTTTGTGTCAGGTGTGTTATCGCCCAGAGGACAAGTGTGTCTGTGAAAAGGAACACTTACAGTCTGGCGACGCTGCCAAGGTTGTTGCATTTGGTGCCATGGCTTCTGCTATGACATTGTTTTGTGTTGGTCCCGCGGTCAAACGTGGTACCGGCAACATTTTGCACAACATCGAGCGGAAAGCTGTTACCAAAGCCACTGATTTGGCTACGGAGGTGGCACGCTCTGCTGCCACGAATTTAATTCGTGAAGCGAAAGCTCGCAGTGCCCCACACGTAATTGAATTGTTGCGTCGTGAGGGTTTTCTGCCACCACCAGACATTGATCTGGTGGAGGAGTTTGATGGTCGTCCTGATGATGAGGAGACCCGAGAACTTAGAGCTAGGATGGTTTCATTGCACCTTCCACCCCCGCCTCAAGCAAGCTGGTACGATACAATTCGTGCCCGTGTTGACAACATGAATCTTCCGATCATGCAGAGACTAGACACTGAGCGTCGGTGGGTGGGAGCTATGATGAGCCGTTTCGGTAGGAAAATTCGTCGTATGCACATGCGTGCAGCTATGGATCCTATCATCGGTCAAATGTATAGTGGTCTTATGATCACTATTTCGAGCGTTGCAAGCTTGATGGCTATGACCGTAGTCCTCAAATGGATGTTCCCCCCTAAGCAAAAGGGTAAGACTGGGAAAACCCAAGGTGATGAGGAATCGGAATCGTTCGAAAAGGACGATAAACCGAACCCGTGGTACCGGGATGAGTATAAACCGTGTAAATTTGATTACACGCCGCTCACTCGGTCATGGAAGGATATGCCGCGCGATCAGGTTGAGAAACGGGTCGCCCGAAATATCATGTACGTGCAAAGCACGTATCAGAAAGGAGGCAAGACAGCTGGTAGGACTTTCCGTATTTTATGCTTGGAAAGCCAGCTGTATGTGACGAATAGTCACAATGTTCCTGTGGAAGATGTCGCATTTGCTGTGAAGCAGAGTGATCATCAACCAGGTGTAGGGGATAGTTTTAGGACTACCATGCACCCAGGGGATTTTTACCGCGATCCGAAGCACGATTTAGTGTTTTTTAGATTGCGGTGTGTTCCTCCAAGAGCCTCGATTTCGGGGTTGCTGGTCAGCGAGAAGTTTACTACTTGCTGCGAAGCGACTTTTTTGTCGAGAGATGCTCAAGGCATCGATGAGCGATACACGTTGCGTGCATTGCAAAATTCGATTGAGACATCAGATGAGATTCCAGAAATTATCGCGTACAGAGGTTTGTGCGAGATCATTACAGAATCTGGGCATTGTGGTTCCCCTTATTTGGGCTTTCCACCTATGGGTCCCGTACTTTTGGGCCTCCACATTATTGGTGGATGGACAAAGAGTGTGGCAGCCGTGGTTTTGCCTAAGGAGTCCTACGAGAGTGCTCGTGAGGCGTTGAAAGCAGAGATTGTACAAGCTGGTGAACCAGACTTGCACGATGCTTTCGGAAACCCTATTGAGTTGCTACCATTGCACAAGAAGAGCACCTTTCGCTTTATTGAAGAAGGAACAGCTAGTGTATATGGTTCGCTCCCAGGCTTTAGGGCTAAGGGTAAATCCAAAGTGACCAAGACTATCATCCATAACGCTATGTTGGATGCTGGATATGAGGTCAAAGTTGGGGCTCCAGTTCTGAATAGCTGGAAACCGTGGCGCACGGCATGCGTCGATGTGGTCCAACAAGACCACAACATCAATTGTCCTATCCTTGACGAATGCGTGGATGCATTTGTTAGTGATATTCTCACAAACCTTCCAGAAGGTGCGTTGAGTGAGGTCAAGGTGATCACTGAGCGTGCAGCGCTTAATGGTTTACCCGGTGTCAAGTATATTGATCGGATGAATTTAAAATCTTCGATGGGTTTTCCTTGGAATGCCCCAAAGAACAATTACTTGGTCCACCATGGACAAATTGATCAATGGGAAGATCTGGTGGATTTTACACCAGAGATCCATGCACGTGTCGATGTGATGCACGAGAAGTATCGCAGAGGTGAAAGATGCATGGCAATCTTCCGAGCTCACCAGAAGGATGAAGTCATTTCTTTGGCGAAGGTAGAAGCACAAAAAACGCGTCTATTTTCGGCAGGAAATTGTCCTCTCGGTCTGTTGATGCGCCAGTACTTTTTAGGACTGGTGCGCTGCATTCAACAGAATAAACTTGTTTTCGAGGCGGCGCCAGGTACAAATGCTACATCACTTGAGTGGTGTCAGTATTATCATTGGCTAACCAAGTTCGGGACCAAGCGTCTGATCGCTGGTGATTATTCCAAATTTGATAAGAAAATGTCTCCTGCTATGATGCTTGCAGCTTTCTCGGTCCTTGAAAAGATCTTGATCGCTGCCGGATATACGGCAGAGCAGATGATTACTGTTAGAACCATGAAGTGGGACATTGTGTTCGCGCTGACTGACTTTGATGGTGATCTTGTTGAATTTTGGGGGTCAAATCCCTCCGGACATATCCTTACTGTCATTATTAACTGTATTGCTAACAGTTTGTATGTGCGGTATGCGTGGCGGCAAAGCGACCACGAACTTACTAAGTTTCGTGATTACTGCGCCCTCATCACCTATGGTGATGATAATGCCATGGGTGTGAGCCCGTTGGTGGAGAACTTCGACCATGGTGTGATTCAACGCGAATTAGCCAAGATTGGAGTGGTGTACACTATGCCTGATAAAGAATCAGAAAGCATCCCGTTTGTGGATATCCAAGATATTACGTTTTTGAAACGCGCTTGGGTGTATAATGCCGAGGTTGGTTCTTTTGTCGCTCGATTGGAACACGATTCCATTGAGAAAGGGCTTTTGTATCACCTTCCATCAGACACCGTGTGCAACGAGAAGTTGGCGGTGGACTCCCTGGATGGTGCTCTACGTGAGTACTTCTATTATGGTCGTTCACGTTTTGAAGAACGGAAGGCTGTATTTGAGAAGGTCATTGAGCAATGTGAGCTGACACCTTATTTCGGTGGGTTTCAGTCATACGATGCTTTGGTGCAGCGATACCTCGAGAACAGTAAAGAGTTCAGTGAGGATGGACGCTGTAAGCAGTGCGCAGCTTAGGTGCGCACACCATGGGGCCTAACCTATAAGGTCCCTCCATTCGGTAAAACCAAAATGTAGGCGTAACGAGATAGTTACCAACAGTGTGTGATCGACATTTGTCATACTGTTAGGGATCTCGGCGAGACTCGCATGGGGCGTTCCCCCGAAGTCTGTATTTACAGATGTGCTGCTAGTCCACAAATGTCAACCCTCAGAATGCGCATTGGGTATACGCGTGTTCATTGAGTTTTAACCTACCTACTATTACACAACAAACAAACATTCGCGAGAATGTGCCCCGGGTGGCTGCCATTGCCCGGGACGCTAGCGAACAAGAATGGCAAAATCTCACAGAATCCCCGGTGGGGGATATGCACGTGAAATCGTGCAAGATGCCACCTCGATGGCGTAAGCGGGCTCGTGCCCGCCATCGTCGAGAAATGGTCCAGTCTGATGAAGTCATGGATATGACTAGCACAGATGGAGCCATTCGAAAGGTGACAGCAGAGAATCTCGTCTTCCATGATGCCGGTTTATCCGAAATTGTGGACGACGGGACTCTGGCTCAGGGTAATTACGATCAAGATAGTGACAGCACAGCTTCCTTAGGGAATTTTTTGCAGCGTCCTGTCCGTATCGCGACATACTCCTGGGCACAAGGAGGAGGGTTCCTACAAACCTTCAAACCGTGGAGTTTATATTTTAATACTCCACAGATCAAGAACAAGCTCCAGAATTTCGGCAAAATTAAATGTCGATTGCACTTAAAGTTTTTAATCAATGCGTCTCCGTTTCATTACGGATCGCTTCGAGCTTGTTACTTCCCACTCAATGATGAGCGAAATGCTTACATTGCAGTGGGAGATTTGATCCCTGCTTCGCAGACCCCTGGGGTCTGGATTGAACCAGCCACAATGGATACAGCAGAGATGGTCTTGCCATTTCTCTGGCCCCATAATTGGTTAGAGGTTACAGAACTAGCACAGTTCACGAACATGGGACAGATCAATCTGTTTGAGTATGCGAATTTGAAATCCGCAAATGGCGCTACGTCCGCTGCCACCATCACTGTGTATGCGTGGGCGGAGGATGTGACCGTCATGGGACCAACAACTATCGGTGCTTTACAATCCGATGAGTATGAGTCGACTTCAGGAACGATTTCCGGTCCGGCCAGTGCGGTGGCTAGTGTAGCTTCCCGCCTGGTGGACGTACCGGTAATCGGGCCCTTCGCTAAAGCGACTGAAATGGGTGCGAGTATGGTCTCAGGAGTAGCCCGCCTTTTTGGGTATTCCAACCCTCCAGTGATTGATGATGTGATGCCGATGCAACCTAAATCATTTCACGCTTTTGCCAATTCTGAAACTAGGATGCCCATTGATAAATTGTCTTTGGACCCTAAGAATGAGGTTACGGTATCTAGCGCTGTTGCTGGGGTTGATGAGAAAGATCCCTTGGTTTTTACTGAGTTATTGGGGCGGGAAAGCTTCCTCCTTGGTACAAACTGGGATAATGGTGATGCGGTGGATACACTTCTTTGGAGTGCTGTTGTCAGTCCTCACTATGCTTATCTTTCTGGGGGATATCGAACGATGCCCCCACTGACGTATTTTGCCCAAAATTTTCGCTTTTGGCGTGGGTCTATTGTGTACAAGTTTAAATTTATTAAAACTAAGTTTCACAGAGGTCGAGTTTTGATCTCTTTTGATCCCAATGGCGATATTACGGCGAATGCAGATACGGAAACCACCACTTTCTCTCGTATCGTTGACCTCGAGCACGAGGATGAAGTTGAGTTTGCGGTCCCTTACAAGGCTACCGCACCACTTTTACTGAATCAAGACGTCGGCGTTTTCCCCACTACATTCTCTTCGGATGCAGTGCCGGTTTATGTCTACGACTCGAAATACAGCAACGGTACCATCACGATGCGTGTACAGACGTCCCTTACGGGTCCGACAACTACGGCTGATGTTACGGTTTTGACTTATGTTAAAGCAGGAGGTGATTTCCAATTTGCGGCACCACGCCATATGGGAGACGGGTTAACTACTCGTGATCCATTGGGCGTCATTCAATCTTCCGAAGTTGAGGATATTTCTCAGAGTCATTCGGACTTGGATGTGCATGTAGGCCTGATAACCACAGGAGAGGTTATAGCTTCCATGCGGCCATTGTGTCATCGGACGCATTTTCAAATGTCGCAATTTGCCGGGGATAGGCCTGGCACAGCAGTAGGCATGCTGTTCACAAGGAATTGGTATCATCGTGTTCCGCCCGGTCCGGGTAGAACGATTGCCAATGACGCCTATCAAAATGGGAATTTAGCAGCCCCTTACCCTTACAATTTTACAACGAACAATCCGATTGATTGGACGTTGAATTGTTTTGTGGGGTATAGGGGTTCAATGAATTTACATGTCAACCCGATATTCGGAGGGGCAAATGTAGCGAGTATGTCGTCTCTCTCCATTTCACGACATTACAGTGCGGTGCGCAACGGAACAGGATTTAATTACAATGGTCGGACGACCATCATTAATCCAACCGGTGTGAATGTCTCTTCTGGTCTATCACGGACCACAACGGGACTTGGTCCACTTACGGGGTCTGGTAGTACCCTGACCAATCCGCGCACCCAAGCGGCGATATCCGCTAATCTACCACAATATTGGCCTCTTAGGTTCTATCAAGCATTTCAGACGAAACGCGACATCGATCCTAAGAGTGTCACCAAGATCTATGATCATTTTCAGGTCAGCACAGTGTTTAGTAACAATGTTATCTATTCATCTGCGACAGAATTCCCCATCTTAGACACTTATTATAGTGCGGGGGTTGATTGGTCACCGGTGTTCTTTTTATGTACGCCGCGTGTCTTTGTCACTGTCACGCCTACGGCCTCTGATACGTAGATCAGAAAAGGCAACATGTCTGATGTGTTGCCACCCGGATACGGGTTTTAAAACGAAACAGAACCACTTTATTTAGACCTTTTGAGGTCTACTGCAGCCAGCAGTAGCCTTCAGGACTTCCCGAATTTTTACCAGAGTGGTTTAGCCACTATGGGTTTTCAAGGATGATCCATCGTTTTCGAACGAGTCAGAATCTTTTCCAGTGGAACTGCTACGTAGTGTAGTCAGC